TGGTATTTTAACATCACTCTTTTTCACTAATTTTGGTAATTTTAGTGATACTTCTTGTGGAATATCTTTTAAATGATTGTCTACAATAGTAATTAGTTTTTCTGACATCTTTTCGTGTGTAAAATGCTCTCTATTTATTAACATTTGTTTTTTACCACGAATTTCATATTTGTGATAGTTCTTATGAACATCTTTAATAATTTGAGATGATACTCCATAATTTACAGTGGACCAAACTGATTCCTCGTTAAAATATTCCTTTGGAAATGCAGATTGTGGTATCTTTGTCATCATATGTGGTAATTCTACGGTGTAGTCCTTATCCAAAAAGTCTGCTTGACCTGTTGAAATAGGTGCTATCATAGGTTTACCACTAAATGTTGCCTCTAACAATGGTCTTCCAAATCCCTCTCCGTGCGTAAATGTTAAATGTGCTTTTACTTTCGGGTGATTATACATTTGGTTCATTTCTTCATCTGATAAATCTCCGTGTAGTAAATATATATTTGGTAGTGTTTCACAATCAATGGATTTTTTAACCATATCTATTTTTTTCTTCAAGTCATTCCTATCCAAAATAGAGAATCCAGCACTACTTGTTTTCATAATTAAAGCTGGTGGGTTTTTCGTATTCTTAAATGTTTCTAAAAACACTTTGACCATCATTCCGGTGTCTTTTCTATCCTCACCCATATTACCTTGTAACCAATGTCCTACAAATAAATAACAAAAGTCTTCTTTAATTTTTGAAAATTGTTTTTTCAAATTAGTTGACATCAATTTTGTTTCTTTGTATATCTCCGGGTCTGCACCTTCAAACAATACATCACTTGGTTTTTCTAATTTTAGTTGTGAAATAATCTCATTGGTTTTGTTATTTGTTTTATCATAAGTTACATCTACAAATCCTTTTTGTGAGAACTCTGATGTGAATATTGTCATATCCATACGATTACAACCCTCTACCCAATCTGCTGGTGGTATTGATGCCTCTATACCTGCCGTAATACCTATATTCTTTTTACCTATCGGTTGAAATTCATTTGGAATTACAATATGTAAATGTAAATCTGGTTGTTTTTCAAGTTCTGGTTTTGTTAAAATTCTAGCTTTTATTTCGTGGTGGACTGGATTATCTTGTTCTAATGCATTTGGTGGTGTATTACCCCAACGAACTGATTGTATTCTTACATCATACTTTCCACTTTCAATTAATGTTCTACAAATATCTCGTGAGTGGTTTCCATATCCACTTCTTGTTCCAACTGGTGCTGTCACTAATATCATTGGTTTCATACTTTGATTACCTCGTATCTTTCTCTTGGTGTCCATTTATCAAATGCAGTATTCATATGTTCTGTAAATAGTTGTCCCATATGTCTGGCTGACATCATTGCCTCATCACTACAAACCCACTCGTGTCCTTTGAATCCACACTCATCTCTATCTTCTTTTGACATTTCATACCATTCTTGGATTTTGTCTGCTACTTCTACCCAATCTGCTCTATCGTCAAAGATATATGGTGTTGGTGGTGAACCTTGTAATGAACGAGTCTTAGGCCATACTGGCTTTACCCACTCTCCGTGAGTTAAATCTTCATTGTCTTGCCACTTTCTCCAATCGTGTAGTGAGTGGATATCTTTATAGTCTTTATAAGTAATGAATTTATCTTTTAATCTAAATCCACATTGGTCTTGCATACCACCCGTAACATTAACAATAATTGGTGTTCCTGCCATCAATGATTCACAAGTTCCCAATCCGAATCCCTCGTTGGATGCTATATTGATTGTGACATCACAAATATTATAGAGATAGTTCATATGTTTATTATCTAATTTTTCTGTTGAAAATATAATGTTCAAGTCAGGGCATAATTCTTCACACACTGCTGGTAAATCTGTTCCATTTGGGTCAACTGGTTGAGTATGTAGTATGAATGCAGTTTTATCTCGTTTTTCTTTTGGTAGTTTATCAGCAAATTCTTTAAATGCCAGAATAGTGTCTGAAGTCATCTTTCTTCTAATGTTTCTATTAAGATATAGTATAGAAAAATCAATATCTTTTTTGTCAAATAGTTCGGATTTCATCTTGTTCATTTCTAATACTTCTTTTTCATCTTTGACTGGATAGAAGAATTTTTCATTAATTCCGTGTGGGATATAAGTAGAATCCCAATCTGTTCTTGGTTTGTTCTGACATACATTTTGAACAATATTGTGTGTTTGCTTTGAAATATTCATAATCAAATCACAACTCTCATAATAAGGTTCGTTCCACATTGGATAAGGTAAGTCATCCCAAATATTATAATAAAAAATAGGTAGACTTTGTCTTATTTCGTGTTCCATTTCATACAACCAAATCCAAAATCTTGGGTCTGTATAAATCATAATTCCATCTGGCTTTTCTATATTTAATATTTCTCGTAGTAAGTCAGGATTACCATATCCGTCAACTGGATAAATTTTACAATATGAATCTTCAACACCTGTCTGTTCTGCTAAATCACTTGATAAATCAAATATTTTACCTTTATCTGGGTGTTTAATTGCACCACCAACTTGAACCCAATCAAAGTCTCTTAGTGTTCCCATAACAATCTCTCTTGACATTACACCAACACCACTTGACATTCTCAAGTCATCTGATAATAATAATATCTTTTTCTTTTTACTAAGTGAATTTAATGCAACCGATTTTAATTTTGGAATTTTCATACTACCTCTTTAATATTTTGAACCACTTTCCTCTAAATTTTCGTAATTGGTTATTGTTTTCGCGAACTCTTCATTATGTACAAATAAATCAATACTTCTATTTACTAATTTTTGTAATGAAAAATCATCACGAATGGACTTTTCCTTGAACTTACGATATAACTCGTCAATGACTTTTACTGATGTTAATTTTTCTTCTTTCATAATCTGTATATATGTATATATATAAATAGTAGGTTAATCTAAAATAACATACTTTTTATTTATTTTTTCACAATATTCTAATGCTGACTTTGTTCCGTTGGTTATTTCTCCGTCTTTACAAAACGCCACTACTTTGTCAGAATATTTAACCAAATCTTTATTTCTTTTATGATAATAACCAACTGCATAAGGTTTTCCATAATTATAGGCTTCCATTACACAATACATATTATGTGGTTGGTGTTGTGGTGGAAATTCATTATAAGGAACTTTAAATTCTAATGCAAATTTCTTTGCATATTTATCTGCCCCGTCTTTGGCACCACCACTTACAATTTCTACATTTGGGTGTTCCATTTTTAATCTGAACAAAAAGTTCTGAATGTTTTTTTTGTTGGTATAAGTTCTACTTCCGATAATTGCTATCTTCATTAGTCGTTTCGTTTTTGTTTTCTGGTTGGTTCTGGATTTAGTTCATCTTTATTAACAAACTCGTATGTTTTTCTGAATTGTTTCAGTCCCTCAATAATACCCGTTGGATTATCATACTCCCAAGCAAACCTATAATTTTCTGCATAATCTCTATTAGTTGGTCTGATACCTCTTGGTTTTATATCAAAGAATATAAAATTATTTTGGTCATCAGTATATTCAGGTATTAATATTAATTTAGTTCTAAACTCACCTGAAGATTTCCAATATTTAATAAATGGTTCTAATGTGTTTAAATCCACCACTTCGGTTCTTCTATCATACCAAAAATATAGTGGAAATTGGGCACCATTAAAACAATCCAATTGTTTTAATTTCATCAACTCTTGAAATATTTCTTGTTCAAATTCTGTTGCTAAAAAATCTGTTACTTTAATTCTTAAACTTGGTTCTGTCATTATAAATCCTTACAACTTCTGCACTTCTTGTGCTTTTCACATTTTTCATAGTCGTGTGAAATGATTTTACCTTTGTCATCATAACACTCATCTATGAACTCTTGTAACCTACTCATAACCTTATTAACACTTGGTTTTCCACTCGCTGGCGAGAACGCCTGAATTCTTTTCTGTGGATAAATCATATTCTCATATAATCTTCTCTTTAATATTAAATATTCAACATCTATTTTATCTTCTGATATTTCTAATTGTTTTGCCATAAAGTGTTTATACAACAACAACTGATTAGTTTTGTTCTTGTCGGCTTTCATATATTTATTCCACCCCATAGTAGATGATTTGATATCAATAATTCTCATACGACCTGTCTTCTTGTCGTGTAGAACTACATCCATATAACCAACGAATCTCATATCTTTTGGTAGTTCATAATTTAGATTCATCTCAATACCGACTAATTCAGTATCTTTCTTTTTGAAGTGACTTGACTTTCTCTTTAAGAACTCATCAATGATATTGAATCCGTCTTGAGTGAACTCTGCCATCTCTTCTTTGGTTACTTCAAATCCGTCACCATATCTTTTCTTGGCTTCTTTGTATAATTCTTTCATACGATAGATTAGAATGTCTTGAAGTGGTAAGGCATCTGCTTCTTTGATTGTTCGTTCATAATAACATACTAAATATGCTTGAATAGTCTCGTGAATAGCACTACCGAACAAGGTATAGATATTACCCTTGAAAGTTTCTGCTTTATCCACATAGTTTGCTTTCCAAGTGTAAGGACATTTGTCCCACATTGCGAACTGACTATAACTTATTTTGCCCATTTGCCTCTTGATACCACTTGTGCCATTATTCCATAAACCGATATATCATTATAACTATCCACTACTGGTTCATCTTGAACTGAGTTTTTATCATCTCTCATCAATAGTGTTTTAATTCTTTCTGTTTTATCTTGTATTCTAAACCACAATCCTAACAATGATAATTTAATATCTTCTGTGGTTTTTAATAATGAACCAACCGCCACATTTTGTGGTCCGTAGTCGTGTTGTTTATGTAAGAACAATTCGTATTGTTCTTTTTGAATTTGTCTAAATTCTTGTGTCATTTCAGGATATTTGTTTTCCATATATGATATGACATCATCATTTTCGTCTTGTAAGACTTTTGTAGGTGAATCTTTAATCGCCATTATTTACTCCATATTTTTTTTAGTTGTTTTTCATCTACGCCATACTTTGATATAATTGAATATACAACATCTTTACCCATAATGTCAAGTGTTTTCTCAATATTTTGTGAACTTTCTTCAAAGTGTTCACATAATATATCCATAGCCCACTTTTCTATCTTGGATTTCTTCTTAGATTTTGTATATTTTAAATATGTATTTCCTACTGGTAATAAATTCGTATAGAATTGATAAATTGTCTTTGGTTTCAATTCCCAATATTGTTGTATTTCATTTACAACTTCTATCCACTCGGCTTTCATTGATAAAAATCTATGGACCATATAATTGTTCCAAGTCTTTTTATCTGCTTCTGTAATGTTGTCCCAATAATTTTGGTTCTGAACATTAGTAATTTGTTTTATGTGTTCAAATAGTGTTTTTGTTTTCATAGTGAATAACCTTAGATATAAATAAATATAGAACTTATAAGTCAAAATGACAAAAATCTTTATTCTGTTCATAAAAAGTTTTTAATTCTTGCCAGTTCTCAATATTTTTGTAATTGTCTTCTGTGTTTATTTTAACACCAGAGAAGAATCCAAATAAATCTTCATAAAATAATACTCGTGAATTTTTGTGGTTTTTTAAATAACCAATAGTTTTTATTGATGTCTCTTTTATTCCTTTTATATCTTTTTTTATATCTTCAATATCAATTTTACTAACTTTAATTTTGTTATATTCATCTTTTTCTTTTTGTGAGAATGTTTCTACCCCAAAATCTACTGCTCTCCACTTCTCTGTTTTCTTTGCCAGATTTAATGATAATGCTTGTTGAAAAACATTTCTTCTTGATAAGAAAAAAACCATATCGTGGTATTCTATTATAGTTCTATGTAATTTTTTTTCTGGATATACACCAAACTTGATACCAAATGTATCTTTGTTGTTATACATTTTGTCAAGAAATGTCTTTACACCCAAAGATTTTATTATCTTTTCTGAGTGATTAAATTCTGGTTCCCATATAAACTTCTTTGATGAAATATCTTGTAGTGTTTTACAAAACTCTGTTGTTCCACTACGACTACAACCCAACACTAATACTTTATTTAAATGCATTACCCAACATCCAAGTTAATACCGAACTCCTTACTCCACTTGTTAGTGGTGATACTCGGTGTCCTAAATATGATGGAAATAATATTAAACTTCCTTTCTTTCTACTACCAACTGCTGTCTTTTCACCTGTTTCATCAGTCATACTGAACTCAAAGTTTCCACCCTCATAATCATTCTCATCTGCTAATTGAACAATTGCAGTTATTTTACGAACTGATGTTTCTTCATTTCCAATGTCCAAATGCCAGTCGTATTTACCTGTGTCCGCATACCTTAACATACGAATATTAGAAAGTTGGTTTGATATATCGAAGTTAAAAAATAGTTTGTTTGCCATTTCACAAGCCATATTTATATTTTTGTTTAGATTAAATCCGTCTGACAATATCACATCATCCTTAAATCTAACCTCTTGGACTTTACGAACACTTTCGTTCACTACATCAGCACCATTTCCTGTATAAGTTCCTGCGACCGTAGCTTTATGTTGTTCTGAATTATCAAACATTTCCAATAATTCATCACATCTTTTTTCTGTTAAGAAGTCATCTTTATGAACCACAAACTTAAAGTTTTTCTTTTGTGTTAAATTTTCTATCACCTGAAATGGTCTCCTATGAATAACTCTTGTAAAACATATCTTGTTCCTTTTGTAACTGGTGTTACATTGTGAGATAAAAATGTTGGAAAGATAGTCAACGAACCTTTTAATTGGTTCATTGTATACCATTCTTTTGTGTGTTTATCTTGGACACCAAATTGAACTTCACCACCCTCGTATTCACTTGGGTCTGTTAATTGGACGATTGCTACAAGTTTTCTATTAGAACAACTACCTGCATTAAAGTCTGTATGCCAACCATAAAATCCACCTTGGTGATACTTGATAAGTTTTAATTCGTCATCTGCTCCCTCAATATCAAAGTGAAATACACCTTGATTAACTATCTTTACCACTTGATGTATTTTGTCCTGTAACCACTTCCAATCTTTATTACATTTGTCTGGTCTAAGTCTATTGTCTGGTTGGTCAAATAAATACCACTCCTCAGTAACTCGTATCTCTGGTATGATTGCTGCTTCACCACATTCACCACCTACTCCACCTGTTACAACTTCTTCTGTTGTGGTTATTTGTTCTATCAATTCATCACACTTTTCGTGTGTTAAAAATTTAGGTATCTGTATTGAATACTTGAAATCGTTATTTAGTTTCATTTAAATGTATTTCCTTTTATGAATGTTATCATAGTGTATCTGTCTTTTTTATCAAATTCTAATACTCGGTGTGCTGCAAATGATGGGAATATAACCATTCTACCTTTCTTAGCATCTATTTTGTCATTCCAAATCTGTAATCCACCACCCTCAAATTCATCATTTAGAAATATCACACAAGACATTTTGGTGGTGGTGTTAACTACCTTTCCGTCTCCTGCTGCATAATCTGAGTGGAATAATGTTCCTGCACCTAAACGAGAGTTTATATCTTTGAAATTCTCTATCGGATATAACTTTATACAAGAGTGTTGAATACTATCAATGTCAAATTTAAATACGAGTTGATTAGATAATTTTGCTATTTTCCATATTTTATCCAATACATTTTTGTCCTCAGTTACCACGTTTTTACAATTGTGTAAACTACCCCAGACAAATTCATCTTCATCAACCTTATCATTTATGTGTTGCATTTGAGATTCACACTCTTCTGGTGTTAGAAAATTATCTCTTACTAAATACCATTTGAAGTCGTGATTATGTATCAGACTCATCAGAAACTAAAACCTTATTTGCGAAATAATTAACACCACTATCCGTAGAGTTTATGTTGTATGTTATTTCTTCTTTATTTACAATATCAATATGAACAACTTTTAATTTATTTAACTCATCATTCAAAACCTCATCACCTATTCTAAGTGGTCTATAATCTGAATCTACCTCAGAATCTCCCACTATATAAAATGGGTGGTCATCTGTTGCTGTAATTTTTGTATTGTTGTCAAAGGTATATGTTACAATATTATCGTGTAATATTTTTACTACTTCCGTAACCTTTGAGTTTTGTAACCTGCCAGATTCAATATCATATGTCTTAATTTTTACACCTGGTGTAATTTTTTCTATCTGTTCAAATGTTCCGTCAAACAATGTAATCATTGTATCACCTGTGAAACAAAATGAACTATTATGACTAACTATGTCGTGTGCCACGATTGTTTCGTGGTCTTGATTTAGTAAATTGTAAGTAATGTGTTCACCTTCAATCTTTTTGATTTCAGTAATTTCTACCCAACCATCTAAATCTCTAACATAATCACCAACTTCTACAACTTCACTACCACCTGCGTGATTTGGATTGTGGCCGTCTATTGTGGACCAACCTTTATCTCTTAGTAAAAATGGGTGGTTTCCTGTTGGTTTAAGTGTTTGTCCAGACTCTAATGTTAATTCATAACAATCGTCGTGTAGTTTTTTCATAATAGAATTGACTTTACCTTCTTTAAACTCGTCATTTTCTTCATCAAAAACCAATACACTCTCACCCAATTCTATTTCATCAATTCTTTTATAATTACCCTCACCCATATTAATAACTTGGTCTGGTAAGAAACAAAACTTATTGTGAACCAATACATCATTTGCAAAATAGTTGTGGTGTGTTTCAATCTCTAAACTATAAGTTTGGACTGGATTGATATCTTCCTGTAAATCAGTAATTTCAATCTCTACGAGTTTTCCATTGTGAAGTTCTAAACACTTGTCTGCAATTTCCAATTGTTTGGTTTCTATATCATATCGTTTTTCTGTCCATTGTGGTTTATAAGATGACCAACCTTTTCCAACTACCCAATATGGGTGGTCAAATGTATTCTTTGTCTTCTTGTCACCAAAACTAATCTCTACAATATCTGCGTGTGTTGGTGTTTCAATGGATAATACTTTTCCTACTTTAATTTCTTCGTTATCAAAATCGTAATTCATTATTTCTTCACCAACTTCAACTAATTCAATACCTTTTATTGTTCCGTCACCCATTGTGATTGGTGTTCCTGCTACGAAACATTTTGGTGGAATATTGTGAACCAATATATTTGACTGGAAGTAAGTATCAATGTCCTCAACATCCAATGAATACCAAGTAACATCACCAGAATTTTCTGTCTTTGCGGTTATTTCTACCTCATTTCCGTCTGAGTCTAATAAGTAATCTCCAACTGACAATTCATCTGCACTATTCCAAGCCCAAGTTCCACTTTTCTTAACAAAGTATCTAACATCATTATTCAATTGATTTGGATTGTAAGGTGTTTTAATACTACCATTGATTAAGTAGTATCCATAAGACATTGTTTTCATAACATTTGTTACGATTGAACCTTGTGTTGTTGAACCTGATAAATCTGTTGTGGTGTATGCTAAATAATTTTGAGATTCATCTGGCATATCTAATGGTTGGTAGGATTTAACGACATCACCAACTTCTACATCTTGAACTTGCGTTGTTGTTCCATCATACATTTGAATTAAACTACCACTCGCTGATGTTTTTCCTTTCATACCAATGTAATTCCAAGAATCATCAGTTGATTTGTTTAATTTAATAGCAGTTCCAGCTTCTCTTTCTGTAAAAATTATTGTCTTTTCTGGTGTTATCATAAAATCACATTTACCAACACCTAAATAAGATTGTGGAATAGAACCATCATAACTACCAGTATGAACCATAAAAGTTTCTATCAATAGATTGTTATCTACTGCGTCTTGATAACTTGAACTACCAGCGTTATAAGAGTATAGTCCAATAGCATTAGACTGAATACCCGAGTCAAGTGCTGGATTCTTTGTTACGAAGTCTGGATGATTTATATTGTCTGTAAATGATGATGTGTTGAATAGTGGTATTAAACTTGAGCTAACTGGTGATGAACCCAATATAGTTCTAAATGTATTCTTGTTAAATGAACCACTTACGATTTCTAATAAATTGTCATCACTATACCAAGGTGTCTCAAAGAACAAATGAAAACTACCAG